TGAACCGTACTCCTTTCTATAATTTTTGTACCATAACCAAATTTAGTTTGTTCAGATAGTTCTTGAACAGTAGTACAAATAGAATTAGGTTTGCCTACAACTAAAAGAGAATCCTCTTTAGTTAAAGGAACAATAGAAGTAACATAGTCTTTTTCTTCTAAAGGAATAATATTATTTCCTCTACCATTACGTTTTTGAATAGTAAAATTATTCATATCCATTTTTTTACTATTTCCATTATGAGTAAAGATTCCAAGATATTTAATATCTTTAGATACATAGAAAGCGGAAACCACTTCATCGTTTTCTTTTAAAGCGATACCCTTTACTCCACAAGTTAATTTACCTATAGGGTTAATATCATCCGAAGGAACTCTTATTATATTACCAAATTTAGTTCCGATAACAATATCTTCTTTATTCATAAAAGTAACGGATAATAACTCATCATCATCTTTAATTTTAATAGCCTGAATACCCGTTTTCTTTTTTGCTTTAGTATATTCTTCTATTTCAGTCTTTTTAATTAAACCATTTTTAGTAAAGAAAACTACATAATCCGCAGGTTTTTCTCCAGAAATAGCTGTAGCTGTTTGAAATACCTCATTATCAGCAAAAGGAAGAAGTAAATGTAAATTAGTCCCTCTTGAAGCATTTGTTCCTTCAGGAATTTTATCTACCGCTAATTTATACATTTTACCTTTAGATGTAAATATCATTAAGTCATCAAGAGTATTAGTAGATATAGTTGTCTTGATTGCGGCATCCATAGTTTTTACACCTTTACCGTTTCTTTTTTGTATTCTAAAACTCTTTTTAGGAATACGTTTAATATCTCCAGTATGGGTAATAATAACTACGACATCTTCAGGAGTTATATCAATTTTTTCTTTTTCTTCTTTTACATCGTCAATTTGAGTTAACTCTGTACGACGTTTATCTCCATATTTTTTAACCAAGTCCGCCAAACGAACTTTTAACAAACCTATTTGTTCTTCTTTACTATTGATAAGGCTTTCCCATTTTTGAATATTATGAACTAATTCATCTCGCTCTTTTTCTAACTCTACGCCTTCTAACTTAGCTAAACTTGAAAGTCGCATAGCAAGAATGGCTTTTGCTTGATTCTCGGTAAAATTCCATTTTTCAATAAGGGAGATTTTTGCTGTTGTTCCAGACTCACTTTGTTTGATAAGAGCAATGATTTCGTCAATATGAACAATGGCTCTAAGTAGACCATCAACAATCTCCTTTCTTAATTTAGCTTTTTCTAAATCAAATTGAGTTTCTTTAACGATACATTCGAGATTATGGTCTACATAGATTTTTATGGCATCCTGCAAGTTTAATTCAGTAGGAGTTTTATCCACTAAAGCTACTTGATTATAACTAAATGAAGTCTGAAAATTAGTTTTTGCATAAATTTGTTTTGCAATTGCATCAGGCGAAAAACCTTTTTGACATGTTACAACAATTCTAATTTCTTTAGAACTTTCATCATGTATATCATGGATACCTTTTATTTCTTCTTTATCACAAATTTCACCAAGCTCTGTAATTAATCCTTCTATTGTAGTTCCATATGGAATTTCATAAAAGATAATTTTATTTTTATCTACTTTATAACGTGCTCTAATTTTTACTGAGCCATGACCTGTTTCCATAATTTTAGGAATATCATTTTTATTAATGATTAATCCGCCTGTCGGAAAGTCAGGGCCAGGCAGATAAGGAAAGTCTCCATCCAAATAATTATAAATGGCTTGAGCAACATCATACAAATTGTGCGGAGCCCAGTTACAGGCCATCGCAACGCCAATTCCAGTATTAGGATTACAAAGCAAATTAGGAAAGGTACAAGGGAGAGTAATAGGCTCTTCAAGAGTTTCATCATAATTTGGAATAAAGTCAACATTTTTCTTTTTGATTCCATTTAACATCCCTTCTTCTGATATTTTACTAAGGCGGGCTTCGGTATAACGTGCGGCCGCAGGTCCATCTCCAGCAATGTTACCATTATTACCATGCCAATCTATAAGAGGATACCGCATAACCCAGGGTTGAGAAAGACGAACCATTGCTCCGTAGATTGAACTATCTCCATGAGGATGGTATTTACCCATAACGTCACCGACAATCCTTGCCGCTTTAACGTGAGGTTTAGATGAAGTCCGCCCTTCTTCAAATGCTGACCAGAGAATACGTTTTGCAACAGGTTTAAGACCAGATTTTGCATCGGGAATTGCTCTATCGGTGTTTACGGCTACAGCATATTCTATAAAGTTTGTACTTAATTCTTTTGTTAAATCATTCTGCATACTAACCTTCCTATGATGTATAATTTATTATTTCTGCAACTGTTTTTAATGCAGCTTCTAATTCTTCTTTTGTTATAATATATCCTATATTTTGATTTTTAATTAATAGATTTACAATTCTTTCAATCTATTTTTCCATATTTAAATCATTCTACATTATATGTAGCCTCCCTACTATGCTCTTTATTTTGCATAAAAATCTTGCTTATAAATATCTATAATCTTATTAACAATTTCTTCAGCAACTTTTGGAGATAAAGCCCAATTTGTATATTTTCTATGACAGTCATCACAGTGTCTATCTCCATATTTTTCATAATCACCATATTTACAATTATCACAATAGCAATAGGATAAAGTATCGGTTAAAACATTTACCATTTTTTCTTCTGTTTTAGTCATTATATACGGCCTCCTTTTATAATAATTTTCCACAAACAGGACAATATCTTATAGAAGGATAAGAATACGTACTATAAATAATTTTATCGTTCATATATTCATCATAAAACCATAACCAATATTTTTGAGATTTTAAATCAAAAATTATTGTCATTGTTCTGCCATTATTTGGAATAAAATCTTCAGGAACTTTTTCTATATCTTCAATTTTTTCAATATCTTTACAAAAGCTACATGTAGATTGATTTAATTTTATCCAATCTTCTTCCGAAATTTTTTTACTCAACATTATACGTAGCCTCCTTACTGTGCTCTTTAATAAAGATTTTTCTCGGAATAATAGCAGTTCCCATTAAATCATCAAATAATTTATCTGTTTCTTCACTATCATCAATCGTAATTTGTTTAATAATTCTATTCTTAGGATCCGTAAGTGTTTCTTCTATTTGTTCAACATCCATTTCTCCTAATCCTTTCATACGATTGACTTGATATTTCCCTGTATAAGTTTTTCTAAATGTTTCAAGGTCATCATCATTTTTTAAATATTTATAACCTTTATTTCCACCTAAAGTAATTTTATAAAGGGGCGGGACTCCAGCATAAATAATACCGTCATAAATCAATTGAGGACAAAAGTTCCAAATAAAAGTATAAAATAGGTTTTTAATATGAGCACCATCAACGTCAGCATCACTCATAATAATAATTTTACCATAGCGGAGTTCATCACGGTCATATGTAACCCGCATTGTTTTTGTATCAATTTTTAAACCAAACGCTTCAATCATAGTCATAATCTCAGCATTCTTTTGAATCTTGTCTAAGGTAGCTTTTTGTGTATTAAGGATTTTACCACGAACAGGCATTACAGCTTGAAATTCATTATTACGAGCAGTTTTAAGATTACCTGATGCGGAATCACCCTCTGTAATATAAATTTCACATTTTTCTCTATCTTCACTATAGCAATCCGCAAGTTTACTATCAAACTTTAAAGCCTTTTCTTTTTTCTTTCCTTGCTCTCTTGCTTTTTCTCTTGCCTTCTTAGCAGCTTCTCTTGCTTTCTTAGCGTTAATAGCTTTATCTGCAATAAGTTTAATTTCTTTCTCATTATTAGCTAACCAATATTGAAGATTTTCAGTTAAAGCTACACTAAAAGGCTTCATTTCAATTTTAGTGATGCGGGTCTTAACTTGTGCATCATATGATATATTTGGAGCGGTAATATTAAAAACGATATACATACCTTCCTGTATATCATCACCAGTTAAATTTTCATCCGTAGATTTAAGCCATTTCTTTTCTTTAAAGAATTTATTAAATTCACGAGTAATAATAGATTTTACCTGAGTAATATGTTGTCCTGTCTCGGTTAGACCTGTATTGACATATGGAACAATAGTAGAAGAGTAATTAGATGTATAGGTAAGAACCATATCCATTTTATTCTTACCTTCTACAAAACTCATATCAAATCTATTATTAATAAGTTCTTTATTGCCTACTGCGGCATCAACTAAATCATTTAAACCTTTTTCGGATATATAATCATATATTTTACCATTTTCATTTAAATGAATTGTTAATCCTGGACACAGACAAGAAATAGTTTTGAGCAAAGAATGAATTTTACTACTTTCTACTTCTGTATGTGTAAAAAATTCTTCAGACGGTTGCCATTCTACTAATGTACCGTGTACGCCACCTGCGCCTGCAGTTCTATTCTTAAAAACACCTTCTTCAAAATATATTTCTTCCCATTCATTATCTCTCATAGTTTTAACTCTTAACCAATGAGACAAGAATGTAGTAATTTTAGAACCGATACCAAAAGAACCTAATGAAGTTCCTTCATAAGTTCCATCTTCTCTATACTTACCAGAAGTATTAAGAACACTAAAAGCAGCTTCAAGAATTGTTTTACCATCTTCCCTAAAACTGTTGCATATAAAACCTTGTCCATAATCTCGTACAGAAACTGTATCTCCAATTATTATTATATCAATACGATTACCATTTCCAAGACGAAATTCATCAACAGCGTTAGAAATAATTTCTACTAATAATTGTGTTGAATAAGTTGTATCACCTGCATAAACTCCAGGACGTAACCGAGTAAATTCTAATGGAGAAAGACTTTCAATACTATCTTCATTATAAAGTTTTGCCATTTATTTCTCCTTCATATATTGATTTATATTCTATTTTATTTTGAAAATCATCATCATAACATTTAATCTAAATCTTATCAGGTAACATAATAAGAGACGATGACTACTTTAAAATAGATTCAAAATTAGAATAAAAATATTGTAATTGTTCTATATCAAAAAGAGAATCTCCATGTTCATCTGTAGGATAAGACATTATATAAATCATTTTTTCTCTCCTTTTTCTATTTTTCTATAAATATTATAGCAAAATTTTTGTAAAATTGCAATTCATATTAAGTCTTTACCTTAATGACACATTACACTTGACTTTTCAAAAAATTTTCGCTATAATATAAAAAAGAAAAATAAATGACAAAAGTGGGTAGAAACGTAACATATATATCTATAGACAAAAATAACGGTGTGTAGTATTTAATACTACACACCTTTTTTATTATATGGCTTTAACATATCTGTAATTAATAAAACCATAAATTTTATTATCTATACGAATATAATACCATGTGGTACCGTTACTGGCTTGTATACTATCACAAACCTAAACAATTTTATTCTTATAAATAACTGGAATACTCTTTAAAGTTTTATACTAAACACCTGCCCAACTTCTTACATATAAAGCATTTGCTGTAACTTTAACTTTAAAATAATTATCACGGGCGGGAGATGTTCCCTTAGTTCTAGTAAATTTTGTTTTTGAAGTAGCTTTTAAAGTTTTTGGAGGAATAGAAGGTTTTGGAATAGGTTTTACTTCCACTTCTTTTACAGGGGCTGCCGCATTTGCATACTTAGGAATAGCATAGCCGCGAATATTACCATTAGCAACTTTTAATGTGTTTCGCGCAACATTTCCGCCGTTCCCTATATTTCCTTCTATTGTTGTAATAGTGTTTCCTTCTACTTTTTCAACAATACCAATATGATCTGCGAATCCATCATTAGGTTGAGTTCCGTCATCCCAGTTATAAGTTATAATCCATCCTGGTTGAGGAGTAACTGAACCATTTTCCTACCAAATTCCTTTTTTCTTAAATAGTTGAATATGTCTTTCAACGCCACATTCTGTTCCACCAATTAAATCGACAGCGTTATTTTTAATAAATGCTGCTGATAATGTTGTATCACAATAGTCATCAGTATATTTAACTTTATAACCAACTGCTAAAGGTTTATGACTATTATACAAATCAATTATATCTTTATGAGTTTGTTTAGCTTTACTTTTGCCAATCCAACTCTACATAGTTTTTATAATATCTTTTGCAGTAACTCCTTTAGTTTGAGCAGGAGTTACAATAGGTTGCTATTTTTTCTAACCGTAAAAATAATTCATATCAACATTTCCAGAAATACCATTTACTTTTCCTTTACTTGTATACTGTTGATAAAGACAATCATAATGTGGAGTAGGATTATAATCTGCTAACCATACGATATATTTTTTAATAGTTGCAGCATCATACCAATTTTTATAATAATCTTGATTTAAATAAAAACCTGCTTTATAACCTTTACTTTTGACGTAATCACAAAAGGCATTTGTAAATTCAATACAATTAGTTTTAGTTAAATAAACTTTTTTATTTTTTGCGCTTTTAACTGTATCATATTCAAAATCATAAAAGATAATAATATCTTTTCCTAAACCTGCGGCCTCCACATTTTTAATACAACTTTTTGCTTCTTCTACGGCATCGTTTTTATTTAAAGCATAAGCAAAATGATAAACTCCGTGGATAGGGATTCCCGCCTATTTAAATTTTCTTACATTATCAATAAAATATTTATCAATTGTTTTTCTGTATCCCTATCTAATAATAACAAAATCAATTCCTGATGTTTTTACTTTCTTAGCGTCAATATTGCCTTGCCACTAAGAAATATCAATACCTTTTAATGCCATATTATCTCCTTTCAAAGAAAGAAGCGGTAGGATTAACCTACCGCTTCTTCAGAATCTTTAACTTCTGGAAGTCCAGCTAAACTAGTCATAATAGAAAGGAATCCTGCTACACAAGCAACTGAGCCTACATAAGCCCAATTTACTTCATTAATTGCGGCACCCACAGTTACCATGGAAACAAAGGACTGCGCAAAAGTCTTAATGGCTCT